GTGGAGGATCTATTACTTTAGGTTCGCCTGGAGCTACTGTTAATGATATAATTACTATATCTAGAGATATAGCAATAGCTAGATCTACAGACTTTCCTACTTCTGGTGCATTTCAAATAGCATCTCTTAATGATGAGCTAGATAAAATTACTGCTATGGCACAGCAACTTGAAAGAGATCTTAAATTTTCTCCTAGAGCTGCAGAAACAACTTCAAATACTTTTAATTTAACATTTCCTAATTTAGTAGCAGGAAAAATGTTATCAGTTAATAGTGGTGGTACAGCATTAGAATTTTCTGTTAGTTCTGCAACATTATTAAGTGCAGAAACTAATGCAGCAACTTCAGCAACAAATTCAGCTAACTCAGCAACAGCAGCAGCGTCTTCTGCAACAGCAGCAGAAAATGCTAAAAATGCAGCTGAAACAGCACTTGATACATTTGATGATGATTTTTTAGGATCTAAGTCTAGTGATCCTTCTGTAGATAATGATGGCAACTCACTTACAGATGGAGCTTTATATTTTAATACATCAGACAATGTAATGAAAGTTTATGACTTAGGTAATACACAATGGAAACAATTAACACCTACTGCATCACAACAAACAAGTATTGATTCTGCAGTTTCTAATGCAACAAATATTAATACCTGTGCTACAAATATTTCTTCGATTACTTCCGCTAGTACCAATGCTACTAACGCTGCTAATTCTGCAACTGCTGCCGCTGCATCTGCTGCATCTGCACAAGCATCTGCAGGTGGAGGAGCTGTTAAAGTTACAGCAAATGATACAGCACAAGGTGTTCTTGATACAAAATTATTAGTTGCTGGAGGACTTACAAAAACTGTAGGAAATGCTGGAGGAAATGAAACATTAACTCTTACAGCACAAGCAGCAGAAGTATATGGTTTTGAAATAGTAGATGAAGCAACAAATCCAACATTAAGAGTTCATACATCAAATGGTGGAGCTGACAATATATCATCTACAACATATGCAACTTTTGATGATGTAATATATGGTGCATCTGGAATGACATGGAGTTTACAAGCAAATGGCGAACTTAGAGTAACAATATAATGTGCGTTTTATTATATATTAACAAGAATTAAAAAAGGAGTAAATTAATATTATGGCTACAGTTGATTTAGGAAAAATTTCGTTTACACAAAAAGGTACTTATGCTGCTGGTACGACATATGCAGTAAAAGATGTGGTGCAACATACTGATCAAAATGAAACTTCTAGTTTTGTTAAAATTAATTCAAGTGCATCTGGAGAAGCTCCACAAACAAATGGAACAATTAATACTTCTCATTGGGCAATTTTTGCTAAAGGTTCATCTTTAGCAACTTCAAATTTAGCAACTTATGATGCAGGTACTACTTATAAAAAAGGAGATATAGTACAATACACAGATACAGGTGTTATATCTACATACCTTTATATAAATAATACTCCTGCTTCTGGTTTAACACCTTCAAGTGGTGGAGCAGTAGACGTATCACATTGGCAATTTGTAGCTAAAGGAACTGCATCAGTAGCAGTAGCTTGGCAAAGTACAGCTAAAACAGCTGACTTTACAGCAGCTGCTTCAGAAGGATATTTTGTAGATACAAATGGAGGCTCATTTACTGTTACAACTCCTTCATCACCAAATGCAGGAGATGAATTTGTAATAACTGATTTAAGAGGAACATTTGCTACAAACAAACTTTCAGTTGATGGAAATGGTTCTGATAAAATTAAAGGATCTACTAAAACTTTTGAATTAAATAAAGCTTATGGTTCAATAAGATTAGTTTATTCTGGAGCAACTTATGGTTGGATTCCAGTTAGCTCAAACATAACAGATGGACAACCTATTTCATTTTCTTATACTGCAGACTATTTAGTAGTAGGCGGTGGAGGAGGAGGTGGAAACTCTAGTAATGATTCACCTACTAATAACTCGTCTGGTGGCGGTGGTGGAGCTGGTGGCTTTAGAACTGCAACTGGAGTTAGTTTAGTAGGTGGTGCAGTATATACAATTGTTGTAGGTCAAGGTGGAGCAGGTGGAGCAATAAACGCAACTGCATCTAGCGGAACAGCATCATCAATCACAGGATCAGGTCTTACAATCTCAGCTGCAGGTGGTGGCGGAGGCGGAGGCGAAGGTAATAATGGAGCTGATGGTGGTTCTGGCGGTGGAGGCGGTTATGGAAATGACGCACCTCCTGGAACTGCAGGAGCAGGAAATACACCAAGCACATCACCTTCACAAGGTTTTCCAGGTCAAGCAGCAAATAGCCCAGCTAATTTTGCTGGTGGTGGCGGCGGTGCTGGTGAAGCAGGTGGTACAGATGCCAATGGACAAGGTGGAGATGGTGTATCAAATTCAATTACTGGTTCAGCAGTCGATTATGCTGGAGGCGGAGGAGCAGGTGTTCAATCTGGCTCTCCTGCACAACCAGGCGGCACTGGTGGCGGAGGAGATGGCTCTGCAGGAGCAGGCTCTCCAGGTACAGCTAATACTGGTGGAGGCGGAAGTGGTTCTGGTAACTCACCTCCTGCTGCAAAAGTAGGTGGAACAGGTGGATCTGGTGTAGTTATTCTAAGAATATTAACTTCAGATTATACTGGAACAGTTACTGGCTCACCAACAGTAACAACAGATGGATCGCATAAAGTAGTTAAATTTACAGCATCAGGAACATATACAGCATAAGGAGAAAACAATATGGCAAATTTTGCACAAATAGGATTAAACAATAAAGTTATTTCAGTAATTAGTGTTGACGATAGCGTAATTACTGATTCAGCTAATATTCAAAGAGAAGATTTAGGTGTAGATTTTTTATCTAATCTTACTGGTTGGGCTATCTGGAAAAGAACATTTGAAGATGGTTCACAAAGAGCAAGATATGCAGGTAAAGGATATACTTATAATGAAGAACATGATGTATTTATGTTTCCTAAACCTCATGCTAGTTGGGTAATAGATACTTCAGACTACACTTGGAAAGCACCTGTAGAATATCCAACAGATGGCGAATATTATATCTGGAATGAAACAACTGGAGCTTGGCAAAACGCAGAAAAAGTACCTAATAATTGGGAATAATTATTTTACCTTTCTTTCTTTTTAAGATAGAAAGACACTATGAATGATGAAGCAAATAGTTATTATTGGTGTTTTAAAAAAGATAAAATATATAATTATGCTTATTGGGATAACTTCTTAACTAAAGAAGAATGTAAAAAAATAATTTTATTAGGAAAATCTAAAACTTTAGAAAAAGGTACAACAGGTAATAATAATAAAAATAAAACAAGAAAAAGTAATATTTCTTGGTTAGCACCTTCTGATAATTTATTTTGGTTATATCAAAGACTTACAGATTCTATAACATCTTTAAATAAAAGGTTTTTTGGTTTTGACTTGCATGGTTTTGCTGAACCATTACAATTTACTAATTATAAAGCACCAGGTGGAAAATATAATGCACACGTTGATAGAGCTTATGATTGGCAGATAAGAAAATTATCAATAACTATTCAATTATCTGATCCTAAAGATTACAAAGGTGGAAATCTTGAATTAATTACTGGGGATAAACCAGACATTTGCGAAAAACAACAAGGCAAACTTTACGCTTTTCCAAGTTATGTATTACATAGAGTTTCTCCAGTTACTAAAGGAGAAAGAAATAGTTTAGTTGCTTGGATTACTGGAAATAACTTTAAATGAAAGAACATAAAATAAACTCTCAATACGATTTTATTCAAGGTTATTATATAGAAAATAATAAAATAACTGATGATTTAATAAATCATTTTAAAACATCAAATAATAAAACTCAAGGAATGATTGGTAATGGTATGGTTGATAAAGAAATAAAAGAAAGTACTGACCTAGCATTTAACCCATTAGAAATTAATTTTTATAGTTCATTAAGTAATTATTTTAAAAGTTTAAGTGATTGTCTTGAAATTTATAAAAATAAATATTCATATTGCCACAACAAAATAGATGCTTGGAGTATAACAGATAAATTTAATATTCAAAAATATAAACCTGGTGAAGGTTATCATAGATGGCATTGTGAAAGAGGTGGAAAAAATACACTACGTAGACATTTAGTTTTTATGACTTATCTAAATGATGTTAAACAAGGTGGAGAAACTGAATGGTATTATCAAAAATTAAAAGTAAAACCTGAAAAAGGATTAACTTTAATATGGCCTACTGATTGGACTTTTACACATAAAGGTCATACTGCAGTTAATGAAGATAAATATATAATAACTGGTTGGTATGATTTTAATAAATGAAAATAGTAGATAATTTTTTACCAAGTTTTTTTTTTGATTTTATATCTGAAAGATTTTTACATAGACATTTTGCTTGGTATTTTCAAAAAAGTAAAGTTACAGATGATGATGGTGAAATTCAATTTACACATTTGTTTTATGATAATAATATTGAATTAAGCAAACATATAAATTTATTAGAACCAATATTAAAACAACTTAAAGTAAAAAAATTACTTAAAGCAAAAGTTAATTTAACATTAAAAGAAGATATTGTTAGACCATTTAATTATCATGTAGATATAGATTATACAAAAGGTAATACAGCAATATTATACATGAATACAAACAATGGAAAAACATTATTTAAAAATGGTAAAGAAGTTAATAGTGTTGCAAATAGAATGTTAATATTTGCTAATCAATTAGAGCATACAGGAACAACCCATACAGATACTAAATACAGAATAGTATTAAACATAAATTATCTTTAATACAAATATAAGTGCGTATTATTAATTAATAAATATTAATATAAAATACGTATGGTTAGAAAAAAAATTACACCAAAACAATATAGTGAATTAGCTGCAGGTGTTAGGCTATCAGCTCATGAAAAACTATGTGCTGAAAGAATGAAAAATTTAATAACATCAATTGAAAGATTAGAAAAAAAAGTAGATGCATTACAAGATAATGTTTCTAAAGGAAAAGGAATAGTAGCTGTATTAGTATTTCTTGGTACTGTAGCAGCAGGAGTTTTAGGCTATTTTAATTTTAAATGAAATTTACATTAGTAATATGGATATGTTCATTTTTAAATGGACAATGTTCTCCTCCTATACTGTTTCCAAATGATTTTAATACTTGGGGTGAGTGCGTAGCACAAGCTCATATTATGAGTTATGAAATTCTTACAACACATGAAGATATAGATAAACATAGACTTGCGACTAAATATATGTGTAAAGAAGAAAATGTTATTTAAAGGACATAAAATAATTGTTATAGGTGATGCCCATGACAGTCCAAGTATAGAGCAAGATAGATTTAAATGGATTGGTAAATACATTAAAGAATCTAAACCAGATTATATAATACAAATAGGTGACTGGGCTTCATTTGATAGCTTAAGTTTTTTTCAAAAAAATTCTTCACAAGCAGGTAAACTTAAAGATGCCTATATGCAAGATATAGAATCTATGAGAACATCTATTGATATATTAGATAAAGCTATTGATAATGATAGAATACCTAGACACGTTACCTTTGGTAATCATGAACAACGTGTTTTTAGATTTGAAGAAAATATTCCAGAAATTGCAGGTATGATGAAAAAAGAATTGCATGATTCTTTTGATAAACGTAACTGGAAACATTCTCCTTATGGTGCATTTAAAAATATTGGTGGGGTGTCCTTTACTCATTGTCCATTAAATATAATGGGCAAAGAATATGGTGGTAAGAATTGTGAGATACAAATAGCTAATGATGCAACTAACGATATAGTATTTGGACATACACATAAATATAGAGATTGGAAAGCTCCTAAAATTGGTGATAAAAATTATGTAAGGATAGTCAACGTTGGTTGTGCGTTGCCTTTTAATCATGTAGAGGAGTATGCTAAACTTAACTTGACTGGTTGGTCTTGGGGAATAGTTGAACTCGGTATCTGGGACAATCATATACAAGAAAGTAAATTTATATCTATGGATAGATTGGAAAAAGAAAATGGATAATTTTATTACAAGTGCAGATCAATGGGATTCTGATAAACATTCTAATTTTACAGCTGATGAATTTAAATGCCAGGGATCTGGAGATTTAAAAATATCAACTATAGTATTAGATTTTGTACAAGCTTATAGAGATGAGGTAGGTGAAGGAGTATCTATTACTTCTGGATATAGAAGTCCAGAGCATAATAATTCGGTATCTTCAACAGGATTAGATGGACCACATACAACAGGTATTGCAGTAGACATAGCTACAAATACACAATCACAATACAAGCTTCTTAACTTTGCATTAAACTATGAACCTAAACCTACAGGTATAGGTATTGCTAAAACATTTACTCATCTTGATTGGCTTACACCAGATGTAAGTCAAAAGTATGTAGTAAGACCTAACGTCTGGAAATATTAATTATGTGGTTGAGTGCTATTAAACTTGCAATGAACGCTGGTTCTCATGTATATAAAAAACGTCAACAAACAAAAATGTTGATGGCAGATGCACAAATGCGTCATGCAGAAAAAATGAGTAGTGGTGAACTTGAATATAAAGCGAAGGTTATTGAGAGTAATGATAATGGTTGGAAAGATGAATTTGTCTTGGTTCTGGTATCTATGCCTATCGTTTTATTGGGTTGGTCTGTTTTCTCTGACGATCCAGAAATACGTGTTAAGCTAGATTTATTTTTCGAATATTTTAAAAATTTACCCTACTGGTATCAAGCAATTTTTATAGGGGTAGTCAGTGCAATTTATGGATTAAAAGGTGCTGACATAATGAAACGAAAATGAAGATCTCAGAGAATACTTCGGTATCAATGCCAATCAGAAATATGATTGGTATAGTAGTTTGTGTTGCAGTTGGAGTATGGGCATACTTCGGTATCGTTGAACGTCTTAATAAATTAGAAACTGCAGATCATTTATTCCAAGCAGACCTACTTAAAAAAGCAGAACAAGAACCTAAGAACTTAGAAATGTATATGCTTATTGAACATCTATCTGGACAGATAGAGTCTATTGAAAAAGAGATTGATGCTTCTAGATATAACAAAGTAAATATAGATCATCTTAAAGAGCAAGTAGATATGCTGCAGAAAAAGATGAATGGTAATCATCAATGATTGAATCTGTTATAGCTTTATTAATGATAGTAGATCATGAGATTAAAGAACACAGAATACAACCTAGTATGTCTGAATGTCTTAAAGGTAAACGTGTAGCTAGTAGAACAGTTAGTGATAACATAGAATATAGATGCATTGTTTCTATGGCAGAAACAGAAATCTATATGGGAGAGAAGTCAATTAAAAAATTAATTTTAGAATGAAAAAGAAAGTTTGGAATCGTTCTAAAGTAACTATCATAGATATTGGTCCTTGTAGATATTGTGGCGAAGATATGATTAATACAGATTCATTTGTAGCTTTTGCAGATAAAACTAAAGCTCACTATGAATGTATGAGAAAAGATGATTATGAGAGAAATCATGATAAATCATACGAATAAAGCCCTCTGAGAGCCTCTAGGATTAGCAAAACAGGTATAATGCGACCCAGACTATGCATGGATATACAAGCTTGTGTGCGTTGCTCTAAGAGAGCTTATTGCCTGTTTCTCTAAAATGATCTGATTGCATTTCTGCTAAAGCTCCTTCTAGCAGTTTTATTGCAAATTTCTTATTATTGTATGATTGAGCTAGACTCATTACATTAGATACAAGTGCTACTTGTGTTGCATCTATATTAGATCCTTGAAGTAATCTAATAGTAATTGTGTCTTCAATGTGATCGTACACATTTATGACATCATCTCTAGAAACTTCACGCTTCTTAAATATTTCTTTTAAACATAAAATATTTTTCATAGCTAAAGCTATAATTAATTTCGGTAGCTCTCACCTCACAATTAAAAAAAAGTAAGCACCTTGCCTAGAAAAGATGCTTACTTATAGATTACTTAATCACTGAGGAGGCTTTTAGCTCTAAAGTTTGTAGATCTTTAATATAATCTTTTTAGATACAGGTTCTGCCTTACCTATTGTGAAGCCCAGCAGCAATTGTTTAAGGGTATACCAGGGCTTAGCAATTCTATTAACTGTAGGCGTACTCAATTCAAAGAGCATTCATATACGCCTACAGCTTACAACACTAGATGTTTATAAACCAACAACGTCTTGCAACGTTATTAATTCTGTATTTACTTAAGGTGAGATACATTAACCTATTAGAATTGATTGTCGAAACTATCATCTTTGGCTGCGGATTTTGAATCGGCTGCTGATGAAGGTTTATCTCCAACTAATCTAATGCTTCCTGTGTATCGAGGTATAACAACCTCAGTCACAATTCTGTTTTGATCATTAGAATCTTTAAATTGTCTAGTTTCTAATTCACCCTCAACATATAGTTGAGTACCAGTCTTTGCATATTTTTGCATATTATCTGCAAGTCTTGGATCCCACACAACAATCTTGTGCCATGTAGTTTTTTCTACCCATTGACCTTCTTTGTCTTTGTACTTTTTATTAGTAGCCATAGACAAGTTGGCAAAGGATTCACCCTTCTTAGTTTGTTTTATCTCTGGATCTGCTCCCAGTCTTCCTATTAACATTACTTTGTTTATCATTATTTAACTCCTTTGTATTAATGACTTTAATATTACTTGGTGCTTCGAACTTAGCTTTCATTTCTTGAACATATTTGTTGTTGTCAAATAATCCAAGAAAGACATCAGCACTAATACCAAGATGACTAAACCCTTTTGTCATAGCGTCAGTCATTGCTTTCTTAGGTGCTTCATCATCTAGTCCACCATTCTTTTTGTACAATGCTTGTACAGATGATACTGGACCATATTGATTCCAATCTAACCTAGGTTCTTTTCTGTATCTTATAGTAACTTCTGCAAATACATTTTTATCTGTATAAGTGTACTCTACATGATAAGACCAACCTATTCCTACTGGACCAAACATACCAGTCATAACTTGTATCTGGTACATTGGATCTATGGTAGTAAGTTCTTTACCACCAAACTTTGTAAATGCTTTTGTATATTTAGGATTAGTATTTTTTACTTGATCCCATATCCAAAAATGTTCTTCTTTACCTGTTCTCATATTACGTTCCTTTCTGTGTATATTGATTATTAACGTGATCTTTACTAACTACATAAACATAAGCTAATCTTTGACTAGCATTTTTACGTTTATCTTTTCTTTCTATTTTATTTTGTTTATATAGTTCTGTTACTCTTGGTCTAACTGTAAACGAGCTTAACGCCAACAGATCTGCAACTTCATCTGCAGTTGCTCCAAAAGATCCTTTGTTAATAATAACATCAAATACTTTTTTACGTATTGTATCTGCACCAGCTTTAATAAGTTCAGCAGCTTCTATTGATGTATCAACTTTCTGACTTCCTGGTGAGTATGGGTATGATTTGTCGTCCATTGTTATGCTCCTTTATTTGTTCATCAAAATTATTAAAATCTACAAAATCTGGTGGTGGTGATTTTGTTTGTACCATATGCCAGAACAATACTTCTGCAGCTAATAATTGTTCTTGAAATTTCTTATCTGGTAATACTTCAACGAGTCCCCATTTCATATTACCAAAGAACATTGATAGATACATTTTATCTGCACCATATATCATAAGATAATGTTGTATTTGTGCTTTGTATTTTTCAGCTGTCTTTACTTCATTAGTAAAAGCATTAGTGTGTTTACATTCTAATAATGCTTTCTTCTCTTGAAGTACTCCATCTATATTACAATACATAAATGGATATTCTTTTGATTTAATAAATACTTGTTCGCCTACTACTTTTATTCCTGTTTCTTGTTCGAACCAGCGAATATTAAAGTCTTCGGTATATACTCCCATCTGTACTGGTAAAACTCTGGAGA